CCCATATATCGTAGTGGATCTGCTAACATAGCATAAGATTTACCACCACCTGCTGCTCCACCATATAAAACTTCTCTTTCACCTGCTGCAAGAAACTTAGTTTGAGGTCCTGCATTAGGTTTAAATACTACATTCTGCTCACTTAAGTCTATTTCTTCTTTAGCAGACTTTTCTAGCACCTTCGGCTTGGGCTTCGAGATTCTTTTCTTGCCTGTAACCTTTGGTTTTCTCATATTTTTCCGCAAGTTTGAGGGCTTTTTCGAGCCTTCTGGCCCACTGCCTAAATATTTGAGCTTTGCGGTTGTTTCGTCCTTCATCTTTTACTCGTTTCAATAGTCCCATATGCGTAATAGATCTACCTGTAACATTAGTTAACCAAGCAGCTACCTTCCTAGAGGAATACTGCTTAAGATATTGTTTTGCCTTTTCCAAAGCTTGTAGCTCTTCTGGAATAGGATCAAAGACAGATCTATCTTTGTCATTTATTTTATACCCAAAAGGGGCAACTTTAGAGTTCTTAAGGTTAGGAATTGGCAAAAACTCTTGCGTATCGTAAGCTTCTTTTGGTTGTGGTAATATCCATAAACCAATCTGCGGTAGTTTGTCTCGCATTATCAACTCTCCTCATCACTATCTCTATCTTTAGGGGGGAGTATCATTAAACCATTTGAAGCTTCTACTTGCAACTTTTCAGTTTTAGCTAATCCTACTCTATCTAACAAATCTTTTGCTGCCACCAATTTATCTCTTAATCCTAACTGAGTAGGATCTACCATGCCGTCTACTAACGACATGGCAGCTACTGGTGCATTTCTAGCCATATACAACTGAGTTATTTCTACAATTTCTTCTTTCAAAGATTTTACAATCTCTGTAGTAGAATTGTTTTCTGAATAACCTGCTAACTTTTTAGCTTCAACAACATTACCTCCTGCCTGATCAAATAAAACGTCAAGAAACTTTTGTTGTTTTTCTGTTAGTTGTCTAGCCATCATGTTACCTTTCTATAACTTCTTACTTTTTTGGCGATCCGTTTGGGTTGAGCCACAAATTGCTTACCCATTTTCCTGCCTTTGCGTTTAGCTCTAGAAGTTGCTCTATACTCTGCGTCTGAAAGTGCAGAAATTGCTTTGCTTGGGAGATACCTTTCTCCTGTAGCTCTTGGGCCTTGTGTACTAGGTTTTCCACTTTTTGTCCTCCATTTTTGTTTAGTCCATGATTTTAAACTTCTCTGTGATTTAGCTAGTGCCATAATTAAGCCTTCTTCCTTTTCTCAGTTATTTTTTTCATAGCATTAATATACTTACGAAACTCTATAGCTGAACTTTTTTTCCCTGCAACTTTAGCTCGTTGTTCCATAGCTATTGCTGCTTGAATTTTATGTGCATGTGATCTGCCACTTTTCTTAATTATTAGCACACTTCTCTTTGCATCTGCTTGTGTAGCAAATTTGAGTCCCTTTATCGTTCCCTTTGGATCTTCATCTGTATATAAATCAGAATGTTTTTTAGACTTTGCGGGTTGTCCTGCTTTTCTGGGTATTCTTCGTATTGACAATTTTTTTCTTTTTCCTTCCTTGACAATGTGCTCTCTGACTAAAACCTTTTGGATTTTTGCAATCTATAGACTTCTTATACTTTGCAGTCCACTTTTTGCCCATTAACCTCTATATCCCCCACCTGCTTTTTTGTAGGCTTGTGCAACCATCTGGGCTTTTCTCGCAGACCATTGTCCAGGTGCTCCACCTTTTCCACCTGCCTTGATGCGGTTGAAGATACGTTTGCGTAACGCAGGTTTGGTGTAATTACCTGCAGCATTTACAGTACTCTTCTTTTTTTGCATAGCCATAATTAATCATCTCCTCGACTCATTATCCAATACATAAGTCCTACAGAACCTACAATAAATAAAAATAAAATTAAATCCATCATTCACCTTGTTGGGTCAAAAAATTCTTCAGTTGATAAAGTTAAAGTAAAATTACCTGTAGCCGATGTTCCTGCAAACCCTGCCAATTGATCTCCACTTTGTAATGCCAAAGGATCTCCATCAAACAAATTAGTTACAGTGCTAGAACTCATTCTCAATCCTGTAACTATTGTATTATAAGCTGATGCAGAACTATCAAACAACTGTATAGATATTTGTTTATTATCTAAATCACCTGCACTAATAAAAAATGTTTTTACAACAGATGTAAAGTTAGTCGGGCAAGTGTACAATAAAGTTGCATTAGCTGTATTATCCGTAGAAGTTACATTTACAGTTTCTGTTACAAACTTACTAGCACTGTTGTTAATTATTGGCATTAGCTCTTTTCTTCATTAATTTATAAGATGCCTCATCTACAATATTTCGTTTTCCCGTAAGAGTCGTTTTTCCAATTTTTGTTTTTGTTACACGTTTATCTTTGCCATTAATTATTTCTTTTATTCTTTTAATTTCTTTAGGTATTTCACCCAATCTTTTATCGTGAAAATTTTGTACTGCTTTTGGAACTTTATTATAATAAGCAGGGGTAAATAATGCTCTAGTAGCTCTTATTAAATAATCTTCTTTTTCTAATTTTTTTAACCTGCTCTGATATCTTTTAGTAGGTGTAGGTTTAGATTGAGTAGCCATTTTATTCCTTGTATAAATTATTAAATGTTACATTAGGATCTGTATAACTATCATCTTGTTCTGCACAATGTATATGTTGGCTAGGTCTAAAATCTGGAGCACCTTCACCAGTTATCCAATATGCAGGGCTAGTTACCCGAACCCTATTATTTGGTAATGCTACAACATTACCTTTCCATTGTCCCTCAGTTAATATCATTACATGTGACTGCTTATGTTGAGCAGGATCATCTGCTACTTGACTCTCTGTATAGTCTACTGTAAATAAGTATCGTGATTTATAAAACTCACCATCTATTTTACAAAGCCAAGGGCTAGGCTGACATCTCGAAAACATAACAACACTGTGATAATGTGATGGGCAATCCCAAGGTTGTGCTAAATGCGTAGGCATCCTATCAGGCCACTCTTCCATTTCAATATCACCTACTAAAGCAGGTAACGGCATTCTAGCCCACATAGCTCCACCATGAACATTTTCTTGTGAACCATCATCAGCTTCACACCCTGTAAATACAACCTGAAAACTTAAACATCTATCAGGCATAGTATTTACAGCAGTTACAATAGCATGAACAAACTCTCCATGATAATTGTTATGCCCATTGGTAAACTCTTTTCTTACCCAACACTTAAATAAAGGTACTCCTGCAATACCTAAATCACTTATTAAATATGCCATTTATTTTTTTCTTAATCTCCCACTGTAGTCTGAACTATGATCTATTTTTCTTTTAATTTTAGGTTTTTTACCTAATGCCATATCTATCATATCATTTACTTTTGCATCTCTAGCTTTTAAAGACCTTGCTCTTTTTTGTATTTTACCCTCTTTTGTAATTACATGCATATTCATAAAAGCATTTAATCTTTGTTTAGCAGAACCTCCAGTAATTCCTGCTTTTCTTATCATTGCAGGAGTAATACTTCTACTAGCATCAAACTGAGCTTTTGCTTGCTTTTCTAGTTTTGTAAGATCTTTTTTACCTGTGTCTCTTTTTGCTGAAGCTTTTTGCTCTTTATCTATACTTTCCATAATGCTCTTAGAAGAACCTTTTTTTGTACTATCTGCCATTTTTTTTGGTGAAAAAGATTCAATTAATGCCACAGGCATAGAAGCACTCATAAGTTTTCTAAGATTAGTTAAAGGTACTTTTTTATTAGCTTTTGCTAAAAGACTATTTAAAGTTTTTCCCCCTACTTTAACTTTTGGAATACCTGTTACAGTTGCTGCTTTTTGCCTTAGATTATTTAAAGAACTAGCTGCTTTTACTGCTTTAGCTGTTTGTGTTTTTGTAAAGTTCTTTTTTTCAGCAAACTTTTTTATATCTTTAGGATCTGTCGAAAAACCTGCACCTGTAAGTTTTAATTGATTTGCTTGATTAAATCTATCTATTTTTCCTTTTGGTACATATTTTAAAGCATCTCTGCCAGATACCACAAATCTTCCTCTTTTAGTTGCTTTGCCTAAACCTGATCCCTTTTCTTTTATTTTCATATCACCTGATTTTGCACCAAAACCTATTTGACCTCTGCCATAATTAATTTTTCTTTTTCTACCACGTTTTTTCTTTGGTTCAGGTAAATCTAAAGATAGTTGTTCATTAGCCATTTTATTTGCCTCGTGCTTTTTTAACAGGTTTTTTAGTCATGCCACCCATAGCCATCATTTTCTTTTTCATGGCAGCACCACCTGCAGCATATCCTTTTTTGTACATAGCTGCACCACCTTTAGCCATTTTACCTTTACCATCCATGGCAAATGAAGGAATCATTTTACCAGTCTTAGGATCTTTAGACATTGGCATTTTAGCAGCACCACCTGCAGCATATCCTTTTTTCTTCATGGATGTACCTCCTGCTGCCATCATTTTCTTTTTCATATTACCACCTGCAGCCATCATTTTTTTCTTCATCATCGTTTTAGACCTTTCACATGTTTTTGAGATTTAGGGGGAGACTTCTTTCTTGCACTAGGACCACCCCACAAACACTTATTGGCCCAGTATGCAGCACTTGTTTTACCTTTTGCAATATTCTTAGCATGTCTTGCTTTAAAACTTTTTCTGGCTTCTTTACTATAATTATGCCCCATAGAAGAATCGCCAAAATGTATAACACGATATTTTTCACCATCCTTAATTAGCACCATCATTTTTTTGCCAGGCCTTTTAGACTTCTTACAAACATTAACTCTTGTAAAGCCCATCTTTTTGTATCTATCAGGTATAGCCATAGTTAATCAAAATATTTTTTGGGTTTGTATTTATTATGTATATTTTTTACAAATTGTTTATAGTCAGGATTTTGTCTATCTTTGTCTGTAATATTAAATTTTTTATCATATTCTGCTATTTCAGCTTCGGCTTTTTCTTTTCTTCTTTTAGCTGCAACAGCATTTGTTATTCTTTCATACTCTTTTTGACTCTTTTCATATCTTCTTTTTTCAGCTTTATCTTTAAAATACTTATTTGCTTTTGAAATACCTTTCATCCCAACTGAAGCCACACCTTGTAAAAATTTTAAAGCTGCCATTATTATTTATTCCTTTGTTCAAAGTAAGATTTGGTAG